TTCGCAAGCCTCTCTAACCTGACGAGACGATCCTGAATTTCGGCAAATAACTTGCGGTCTATTTCTTCTCGGGCATCGTCCATTTTCATTCGCTCAGCGATGAGCTGGATTGCTGTTGCGTTGCTCGTACTGCTTGCCTCGTATGAGGCGGCACTGACGCGGACCAGCACCTTGAGTTCGGAAACCTCCATCGATAGGTGGGTCACATCAGACGACAACACTGCCGCCCGCCAGACTCCGGTAATTGTGGCCGCTAGGATCACGCCGACCAGAGCGATGCTGATCGCGGTCTGCTGGGTCAATATCCGTTTCTCAGGCGTGTCGGTTCGAGCTGTCATGTTAGTGCTTTCGCCGTATCTTCCAGATCCGGTAAATCGTCACCACAGCCCCTACGCAAGCGATGCCGACGCCCGACTTGACCACCTCGTCCATGTCGGACCAATCGCCCGCCATGCACCACATCGGAGCGACAGCGAAGATGAACACCAACACGAGTTCTCTAAGGTCATTCTTTGCGGGCGCGTCCGTCATGTCGAAACCCCCGGAAGTTGCGAATATAACAATGCGAACAATTGGTCGTCGACCTGCGGGAACGCTCGGCGAAGGGTCGCGCGGTCGGCTTGCTTACCGTCCGCACCGAATGGGGCGAGCGGGTTGTCTGGCAGTTCGACGTCGACCAGCGCGAACGTGTTATGTTTGGAATCGTTCCACATCCGTCGCGAGTCCTTCAGTCGGCCGTTGACGCCTCGGTCTTTATCGTAAGAGTCCAGATATTCGGCGTATGGCGTTTTGCCGTCGAAAACCAAATCGCTGTACTGGATCGAATGACCGGCACGACCCGTGAGAATCGGCAAGCGGTGAAGCATAGCCGAGGCGATTTCCTCGTCCGAGTCAAGGGCGATCCATTCCCGCGTTCGGATGTGGGCCGCCGTGATTTCCCATCCGTTGGGCAAGTCACGAGGCCCGGCGTGCGGGCTGTTCTGGTGGAAATGATGGCGGGCGAGAAGCAAGGTTCGATTGTGGCATTCTGTCAGCCCTGGGGCGGTTGACTTGTCTGACGACGACTCCGGCAATTGGCCCACGTCCATCGAATGCTGCATGACCTTCGCCATGTAGTCGCCTGCCCGAAATCCGCGCCCTCGGGCTGCGTAGCTCGACATCGGCGAAGCCTTGATCAGGAACCCGCGACCAAACTCGCGGCAATAGTGATAACGGCGGCACGCTTCGACGGCATTATGGACGCACGACGATTGCGGGGCTTGGTCGTTCCACGGGTCGGCATACAGCCAGCCGGGACGGTCTGGCGGGAGTCCATACGATTCGAGCATCGGACCCAGTATCTTTTCCTGCTCGCGCTTGGCGTCTCGCCATTCGGACGACTCAAACAGTTTGAGCGTTGACGGCCAGCCACGCGACGCGCCAAATGCTCGGTCCTCGTCCGTCTCGATAAAGCCGACGGTTCCGTCCGTGTAGGTCAGATCCACGTCGATGAATCGCGGGTCAAAGTCGTTCGGAATCGTGGTCATGGCTTGCGGACCTCCGCGACGATTGCGTCGGACGTGGAAGGCATCGGGAGTGCGCGGGCGACGCTAGTGCCGTCCAGAAGGACCAACGCGGGCAAGCCTATTTCTGCGGCCCTCTCAACAGCCAGCTCAAGAAAGGCCGGCGGCGTTGACCCTTCGCCGGCGGCCATGAAAAAAACACTCTCACCGTCCTTCCGAAGTTGGCCGGTTGCGGCCTCGCCAGCAAGCGGAGGCCCGCTTGCCTTGTCGTACACAATGACAGCCGTCTTGACGCCCGGTGCGGGCTTCTCTGGATCTTTGACCGGGTCGACGGGAACGGTCCCAGTAACGGTCAATTGGGTGACGCTGGTCTTCTTGTCGAACACAACCTTGCTGTCTTCGGCCTTGGCCAGGAAGACTTCGAGTTCGATTTCATAGGTGCCGGGAGGCGCCCAAACGTGCAGCGTTCGTCCGTTATTGACCTCCCGACCCTTGGCCGGTCGCTCGACGTCCCAGTCAAACAGGGCGGACCATCCGTCCGGGATTTCGACGTCCGCTTCGATCACGATGGGCTCGAACGTGGCGGCCTCGATTCGGCCAGCGAGTGCGGCGGACTTGAGAGGGCGGGCATCTTGATTCGCCCACAGAAACGGGGCGACGAAGACCGTGCCAGCAAGCAACAAGCCGACCGATGTGCGTGGTTCGCATCGCATGGTCCTACCCGCCTTCCCGCATCAGCCCATCATCGTCAACGAAGAACCCGTCGATGGCGTCGTGGATAGCGGCTAGCGCTTGCTTCTCCAGTCGCTTTTCGATGAACTCGGGAATCCAAGGGATGTCGTAAGGCACAACCGTTGATTCCCAGACCGAGTCGACGCATTGCGTCACGAGGTCGGCGTCAACGCCCTCTCGCAACGCTTCGAGAACGGTTTGCAGCATGTTTGACGCCTTCGCCATCGGATCGCTTGTCGTTCGATCCTCGATAGATGCCGCCATTGCGGCTTGTAGTTTCTCGCGTGTCATTTGGTTCGCTCCGATAGTGGGCCGGAAGGGTCGGGGCCCGTGCGCGACTGGCCTGCGGTCGCGTGGGCTGCCGCGTGTGCGGCGTGTTATGGGTAGCCGAGCCAGCTTTCACGGACTGCGGGCGGGGCCGACGGTGGCGGCGTGGCGGCAATTATCGACTCTCGGACTTCGGAAACCTCCGCGACCCATCCCCCGGTTTTTGTCTTCTGGATCTTATCAATCTTGAATTTTGTGTCTCTGGGAAATAGAACCTCAGATTCTCCGGGATTATTCGAGATGTTAGAAATGTCAACGCCGGTTTTGCCTTCGATTCTCATTACAAGCGAATCGGGAACGACTGCCTTGTCTACGAACGCCGCCCGCGTTGTCAGGTCTGGCTTCTTTCTCGATGACGAAAATGCGGAATCTGAAATCACTCCGCCGACTTTCAGGTTTGACACCATATCAGGCGGAACCGACCCGATTGTCCGAAATGACGACCCGTCGAACTTTGGGGCGCGATCTAGGGCGTCGTCCATCGCTGATACAATTTTGTCCGTGCTCGCGGATGTTTCTTTGCTCCGAAGTTCACTGTTTATTGTCTGAAATTGATCGCCCGAGTAATCCTGAATGGAGTTCGTCTGTGTCTTTGTTAGCTTTCTTGGTTTCGGTGACGAACCGCCCCCTCCACCCTTCGCACAAGTGTTGCCCGACTTGAACCCGCCTTCGCCCGTTCCGCAATCCTCGCCTACGGCGACCGCCGTTTTTTTAGGATGTGCTCAAAGGTGCATCTCTAAGAATGACTCTTCCACTTCTGCCGGGGGCTCGCGGCCAACCTGGCCTACGCCTGTCAGTTCTCGGGCCTCGTCCATCGGGATTTTTAGGAACATGGCCAGCGCTTGGGCTCCCTGCTCAGGTGTCATGGAGCCGTCTCGGATGGCGTCGAGCACGGTGACGGTTCCGGTCATGCCGCCGACCTTGTCAGTCAGCCCGCCACCACCGGCTTGACTTGGCGCCTTCCCGCCCGCGCCCGGCTGGCCCGTCGCGAACGGAGACGCGCCGGTCGGCTTCGCGCCCTTCCGTTGCTCTTCGGCCAGCTCGCGGCCAACCTCGGCGGCCCATGTATCAAGCGACAAGATCCCAGCGGCGTGCTCGCCTTGCTTGATCGTGTGATCCTCGGCGCGATTCCTGACGGCTACTTCCGGCGTGTCGACGGTGAGCTGAACGCGCCGCTTGATCTTGGACAGCGAGACGTTGCCAAACAGTCCTGTCCGCTTGGCGACGATGCCAACGGCCTTCCATTTTATTTCGCGGTATTTGCGAGAGTACACAGACTGCCGGGCTTCGGTCGCCTTCGTGAACGGCGCCTCGGCAACCAGCGTGGAGGCGAAGTTGCCATTTGACGCATCGCCGCTGATCATGTATTCGGGCATCGCCCAACGGATGCCAACCATTCGCATGGCGGCTTGGACGACCTCGACGAATCGCGGACCGTTGGGCGAACCCATCGGGCCCGCCTGATACTTGGTTCCGGCGGTCACGTCGTGGATTTCGCCGGGTTTGGCGTTGCGGATGTTCCGGGTGTTCTGGCCGCCTCGGTCGGTCGTCTCGGTGATGGTCTTGGTTGCTGCTCCGACGACCATGTCCGAGATGGCGTCGGAGGTCGTCCCCATTGCATGCTCGCGGATGTATGCGATAGCGGCTTGGCCTGCGGCTCCCTCAAGCGTGTTGCCCAATAGCTTCTCGCCACGGGTTAGGTTGCCGTGAACGGCGTAATAGTCCGACAATCCGCGTTTCACTTCGGGCGCGACGTTGAGCTTCAGGTGGACCATTGATTCGGGCGGTATGACATTCCAGTCGTTCGCGTCGCCGTTCCATTCTGCGAAGTAGGCGTGGACGCGGGTTGGGTCGCCTTGGTCCGCCGCGACGCCATACTTCCATTCGAGCCCGGTTGGCAATCCAGCGTATTCCTCGACGCCTTGCCGGTTGTCGGGCTCGGTGATGAAGCAGGGATCGACTTGGCGTAAGCTGACATTGGAGCCGCCGCGATGAGTCAGGCAGGCGAAGAACTCGCCATCCTGGCGCGACCGTTCGAACAACGACCGCTCGCCGTCTTCCGCGAATCCGTTGGCCTCGTCGAAGTTGTCGCTGATCCGCTGGCAGAGTTCGGCCCACTTGCGGGCCTCGGTGTCGTCCTCATCCTTGGCCGCGAACGAATAGCCGAACCCGTCGCCAATCGTGTAGTTGGTCAGATTCTCAAGGGCGGCGAGCGCGACTTCGGACCGCGACGCGACGAGTCGGGCTTGACCGATGATCGTTCTGTGCTCGGCCTCGGATTGCCAAAACGGGAAGTTGTCGCCGAAGCGTCGGTCGGTCGGGCGGGCGATCCCAGTGGCGACTGAGTCACCAAAGTAACTCATGCCCGCGCCGTCTCGGAATGGTTCGTCGATTGGGACTTCATCGCCCCAGCCTTCGCGAACGCGCCGACCACCAACGAATGACTCAGCCATTTTCATCGCGTGCGTTTGGGCCTTGAGCGTCGCGAGGTCGCTTTCCAGTTTCGCAGCCTCGACAAGTTCGCGGAGTCGGTCCAGATCAAGGGCGGCGGTTGTCATTTAAGCGCGCTCCGAAGACAAAATGGAAGCGGCCCCAGCTATGGGACCAGGGCCGCTTCGGAAACCTCCGACCAGCACAAAGGGTGGTTCGTCGGTTCGCTGTTTGTCAAGCGTCGCCGTCTTTTGGCGGAATCGAGATTCTCACATACTTAACGACTGACCAGCGAGAGACGCCCGTCAGTCGGGCTATTTCACTGAGCGATTTTCCCTGAGCTTTGAGCCTCCGAATCGTCTTGACGAGGTGTTCGGGTATCGGTCGGCCTGAGGTCATCGTCGCCCCCTTCGTTGAGTTGCGGATTCTGGGCCGCGTGAAGTTTGTTCTGTAGGTCCATTGCTAACTCGACCGCAAGGTCAACAGGGCCAGCGTCGTCCAAGTCGGTCGACCATCCCGAGCGAATCAGCGCGACGAGTATTTGACGCGCCGACCGTTCGACCCTCGATTCGCCTCCTAAGCAAATGGGCTTGATGGCGCCGGGCGACTGGTGGACGATCCAGTGCGGGTCGGCAATCGGCCCGGACAGATACGTCGGCGCTTCGAGTTGCATCGAGTTCGGGTTGATTATCGAGGACGCGCCGCCTTGCAATCCGTTGTAGCCTTTGGGGTTTCCGCCCATTTGGTTCGCTCCTAATCGGGTTTTGCGTACTTAGTCGGGGCGTGCTTGTGCCCTTTCGGTTTATCGAGCTGCTCCGACGAGGCCAGCCCGCTCAGTCGTTCATAGCACCTATCGCACCAAGCGACGGCAGACGTAGCGCGGCCTGTCATCGGCGACCTTGAATAGCCGGGGTTGGTTCTGCCGCATTCATGGCACGACTTGGGCTTCGGGTGTTCGGTGGGGTTCCATCCCATCGTGGGCGGGCCTCATTGGTGTTGAGCCAAGTGATTCAAAAGCCGATGGGCCATTTCGAGCGCGTCGGGTCCGTCATCATGGTCGGCCTGGGGGAATCCTTTCAGTTGCTTGACTAGCAAGTGAGTCGAAGCGTTCGCCCGAAAGCGGAACGCGTGACGCCCAAGATACGGGCCAAGGCGGGCAATCCGCAAGCCTTTGTTGATGTTGTTGTTGAGCAACGCCAGAGGCAACGGGGCCCCGCCCCGGGTGCGGATCTTATTTTCGATGATCGGCGCGAGCAGGTCTTGGAACGCGTTGGACTCGATGCCGACGCGGTCACTCGGGTGCGTATCGCAGAACCCGATCAGGTTGTCCGTCAATTGATCCGCTGGCCAACGGCCGAGAAGCGAGTCGACCCAGAGCAAGCCCCGCGCGAGGCCAAGAAACACTATCGCCGCGTAGTCGCTCCGGGTGTTCGCGCCCTTGGACGGGTCTAGCGCGATGGCCGAGAACTCGAATCGGTCGGGCCATTCGATGCCGTCGCACCAAAACGGGTCTTGGAAGTAATCGTCGGGCCATTCGCTTCGACCGTACTGGGTTGGCCGCCCCTGGTACAACGCGTTCCACCAATAGTCCTCAGTCAGCGACTTCTTCTGCAGCAACGATTCGATGGGCCAGCGGTCGGGCCAGAGCGCCTCGCCGGGCTCGCGGCCAAGGATGTCGTCCGCTTCTGCGATGGCGGGGAAGCTGAGCCGCTTGACTTTCATGCCGTCGAGTTCGTTGGCTTCGGCCGCCTCAAGCACTCGCCCGATCAAGTCTTCTTCGTGCCATCGGGTCATCATCAGCACACAGACGCCGCCCGGTTCGAGACGCGAGAACGCCGTCGACTGGAACCACTCCCACTGCTTCTCCCGTTGGGCCTCGCTGACCGCCATCTCGGCGTTCTTGATCGGGTCGTCGATGACCAGCAGGTTGGCCCCGCGTCCGGTCAACGGACCGCCAACGCCCGCCGTGACCATCCCGCCGCCATGCTCGGCAACCTCCCAATCGGACGCCGCCGAGACGTTCGGGTTGACGCCAGGGACGTCGAACCAGTTGGCCCGCTCGATCAGCAGGTCGCGGCATCGGCGTCCGAACTGGGACGCCAGAGCGTCGGCGTAGGACGTGAGAATCACCCGCTTCGTCGGCCACTTGCCCAGGTACCATGTCGGGAGGTACTTGGAAATCAGCTCGGACTTGCCGTGCCTTGGCGGGGCCTCGATGACGAGGATGTTGTGATCGGTGTGGCCCATCGCGAGCGTGGTCAGTTCGTCGTCGATCACAAGCAGATGGGGCGCGGCGTGCCACTCGGGCAACTGCTCTGGCTCACCCGGTCGGCTAATCGGGATCGACGCCTCCATCGCGAAGGCGGCGGGCGTTCCGACTCGCAGCTTCAGATCGAACGAATCGAGCCCATCTTGGGTCTTGTTCGAGGATGTCGAGTTCGTCGCGGATTCCGACGGTGCCGCTGACTTCGACTTGGGCTTGGACCGCAAGCTCTTGGCGTTCAATGTAGCCCCGATCCTTGGCTTGGCATTTGAGGTAAAAACAGACGGCCCACGCGTCGCCCTTGCCAATCGCTTTCATCAAAGAAGCCTCGGCGAAGTCCTTGGTCGCTTCGCGCTCGTCGTGCAACGCTTGGCGGATTTCTTCGTGGTCTTCCATTCGCTTATAGATCGCGCGGCCCGACATTCCCAACCGTCGAGCGGCGGTACTGACGAGGCCCCGCGAATGTTGCAAGGCCGCGATGATCTCCGCGTTGGTCGCCTTCTGGCGGATGTGCGTGCCGTCGGCGTAATAGCCGGGCGTCTCGGCGGGCTGGGTCCGCTTCGGTGGCGGCTTGGTCTTGGCTCTCTTTCGCTTCGCCATTCGAGTTCATGCCCCAATCTTCGACAAGATGTTATCGCGAACGGCTTCGGCAATCGCTCGCATCATCAGCGGCGGCACGCTGTTCCCGAGTCGTTCCCATTGCTGGCCGTACTTGCCCGTCAGGACGAAATCGGCAGGAAATGAACAGATCGCCTTGAGCTCATTAATTGTAAATCGCCTCGGATCGTCAGGATGCGTTAATCCCGTTCCACTCGGGCCAATGATTGTCGGTGCGGGCTGTCCCCAGTCGCACCGGGCAAGTGAAAAATATGTTTTGCTTGTCTTGCCTCTTGGCGTATTTTTCCATGCTTCCAATACTTTCGGTCCGAGATTGACACCACCTGACACTACAGATTCAACATGCCTAACAGAATCGCCAAGACTGTAGCAATAGTTCAGCGGCTTTGGAAAACTCGGACTAAACGGAAGGTCGTTTCGGACTCCCTGAAATATCACGCGCTTGCGGACTTGCGGCACGCCGAGCCATTGGGCGTCAAGCAACTGGCACTCGACCCGATAGCCGCACTTTTTCAGTCGGTCAAGGATCTCAAGAAAGAAACCCTTGGCGGTCCCCTTGACTAACCCGCTCACATTTTCAGCGATGAATACCTTGGGTTGCAGTCCATCAAGAAGTCGAATGTAATCGAAAAACAACTCTTCGTTACACTGGCTCGCCCCGTGTTCGTATTTCTTTTTCTGACCCCAACCTTTGTCACGCTTACCAGCCGTCGAGAATGCTTGGCATGGCGGAGAACCATCGAACAGATCCAAGCCGCCGCGGTCAAGCTCGCATCGCTCGAGAATTTCCGCTGGTTCGATGTTCCGAATGTCTCGCTTGTCCAGATACGAACATTCCGTCGTGTTCGCTTCATATGACTCCTGCGCCGCCGGAACGAACTCATTAGCCCAGACCACTCGAAACCCGGCCATTCGATAGCCCGTACACGAACCGCCAGCGCCGCTAAACGTCGAAGCGACCCGAAACCCATTCCACGGAATACCTCGAATTTCGGCCATTGTGGGCACTTTGTAAGGCGGCTTGCTCATGCTCCCCCGCTCCACTTATATCCGCACTTTGGGCATTCGTGTTCCGTGACAATGTCTTTATCGAAAGACGGGAACCCGTCTGGCGGTTCTGCCTCTGGGAACATCGCGTCTTCGGCTTGCTTCGACAGGTCCGCCAGAAGGTCATCGAGGCCCGGAAGCTCGCCGATGTCCTCGAGCAACGAATCGAGTCGTTCGCCTTGAACACCAGCCATTGCCGAAATCGGGTCATGGGTCGCGATGGCGACGTCCGATTCTTCGGGCGTGAAGTCGGTCACGTTGACCTCGACCTCGGCGTCCGGCCCGTACTCGGCGAGCAGCTTCGACCGTAGTTCGCCGTCGATCAGCATCACCTTGCCAGGGTGCTCTGGGTGCTCGAAGACGTCGGGGTAACCATAGAATCCGATCTTGTCCACGACGGCTTGAAGCGTGCCTTGCTGGACCTCGTCGTGCGTTCGGAAGTTCTTTGGATTCGCGACGATGTCAGACACGCGAACCGTTCTGATTTCTTGGTTGCGACTCGCTGGGCCTGGGCTCGGCTTCGGTTTCTTCGTCGCTCGTTTTCGCTTCGCCATTGGTCGGTGGCTTTCCTTTTCGGGCTCGTCGAACTTTGGGCGTCCGCCCATTCTGTCTGTTTCTGGCCCTCGTTCGTTTCTCCGGTCGGAGGTCTATGGAACGGGGAACGGATCGGCGGGGATGGTTCCGCCCTGTTTCGCAGCGGTCCACCCATTTTCCGCCGCCTGCCTTAGGGCATCCCGGCGTCGATACAAGTAGCTCGCTAAATCATCAGACGTCCCTGCGTCTTCGTTGATGGCCGCAATTGTGCGAATTGCATCAGCTACGTCACGACCGGAAACTTGGACCGAATTAGCTTTCCCCAGCGATTGCACGACGCTGCGCCAGTGTTGTCTGGCGTCGCACCCGAAATGATCGGCAGCCTCACCTTCATTAGCGGCCCGAGCCAGTTCGTCAACGACCTCAAGCACGGGCACAAATAGCTCATAGATGAGCCAAGAATGGGCGTTTGTCATGTCAGTCCTCACATTTCGGTGGTCGGTTCGTTTCTTTCGCGCGCGTTGTTAGTAGCGCTGTAGCTTCTTGGTTCCGGTGCCCCCCCGTCCACCCGACGAGGGTAGTTTAGCGATGGGGTTCTTGTCAAACCCGCACGCGTTTCGAGTAATTACCGAAACTCGAAATCAAAACTCGAAATCAAAACCCGAAACGGCTAGAGGACACAAATACCATATGTGGCGCAACTAAGTCCATTCTTGGCCCTTGATCAGCCAGCGCAACGAAGAAAGCCCGCAAGACGGGTTGGGGGCGTCTGGCGGGCTTTGGTGACTCGGCGGCAATCACTCCGTCGAGGCGTTGGATTGTACAAAAAAAGAGCCCGCGAACCAAACCAGTGGGATAGCCGGTTCGCGGGCGTGTCCCCTTCCACAGGGAGTGCCAAGCAGGCCGACCGATTAGAACGGCAAGGCAGCCTCGACGTCAAGGACTTCGGCTGCTGGCGGGATCGGGTTGAACGGTCTGAGGTCGATTATGGCGTGGGGTTTTTCTGGGACCGCGACGCCTTTGATGAGTCCGCCGCCAGCCATCCAGCGGGTGACTTCGAGCTTGGCGACTTGGCGGTCGTCGTTGTACGCCGTGCCGTTTAGGGCGTCGAGGACCGCTTTGGCGAGGTTGTCAGCGTCGCCCGTGTTCCGGGTGTCGGGGACTCGGGGCATGGGCTTGGTTTTCCAGACCAGATTGGCCGGGCGGGGCATGACGAACACGAGGTCGGCGCTTATTGGGCCTGTGAATCGGAAGCCCTGAAACGGCATCGCGAGCCGCCACGCATCGACAATCTGAGCTTTCCACAGGTTAACCGGGTGCTTTTTCGGGGCGGCGTAGACTTGAGCGGTCGGGGCCTTGCCGGGGCTCTGGAACACTCTCGCCCGTGGTCGGGGCTGCGGGATCGGCTTAGCCATGACCTCGAACCGGACGGTGGTTTTGCTCATTGGTACGACTTTCGGTAAATCTTGGTTTCACGGGCGTGGCTGCCTTTGGATGTCATTTGTCGATAGCGGCCCGTGGGCTCAAGCTGACCTGCCCGAACAAGTCCCGCGATGAACCCGCCCCACGCGTTCGGGTGATGGGGTGTCACGCCCCGCTCGCGACACGCAAGGCGGATATCTTCGCCGGTTAGCTCCCCCGATAGACCTCGGAACACGTCCATCGCGTCGGCCTTCCAGTCCTCGCCCGCGTTCTCGACGACGACTGAAAGGGCGGCGTCTCGGGCAGTTTCTTCGCGCTTCCGCTTCCAGTCAAATAGGTTCATTTGACGGCCCCCGCGACTAATGCCCGGACGCCCGCGCCTAGGATCATTGCAACGCCGACACAAACGGCGACAGACCCAGCAGCTAGGGTGCCCGCCAGAAGGCACGCGGCCCCGAACATGGCGACCACGACCCCGACTGACGCGATCACAACCGTGACACGTCGGTCCTTTCGTCGCTGTTGGTTCTCGCCGCTGTTGCGATATTGGACGCGGCGGTCAAGCCTTCGCCATACGTCGCCGCGAGGTCCGGGGTCTAGTTTGCGGCGATCCATGATCAGTTCGTCCTTCCTGGTTGGTTCGGGTTGCCGCTCGCTGAGTCGGCAGACGACGCACTCGCCGTCGTGAATGGTTGTATTTTCGGGCGGTTCGTTGCCGCAGGACCAGCATGTCGAGTTCATCGGGGGCGTAGCTCCATTTGATAGGCGTCGTCGATACACTCGGTATAATAATCTCGCAAGATTCCAGTCGCCCGGAAGCCTACCTTGCGGAAGAACAATTGCGCGTCGAGGTTGCTGTCACGCACCTCCACTACGGCCTTGTAGCGTCTTCGCGGGTTCAGCTTAGACTCAATCTTTTCGATCAATGCGCGGCCCACCCCTTGGCCGTGGAACGCGGGCAAAACCGATAGGTTGAGGATATGCACCCTGTTTGCGTGCAATTCATAAATAACAACCCCGACAACCCGCCCGGCATATTCCGCGACTAATCCGATTGAGTTTCGCTGCCGAAGGCATCGGATGAAGTCCTCCTCGGACCAGGGAAACTCGAAGTTTAAGGCGTCCATTTCGACGACTTCTGGCATGTCTCGCCGAAGGCACCATCGGATGTAAAGATCATTCATGCCGTGCCCTCAAATAGATCAGATTGGACGGGCGGGTCGTGGTTCTCGAAAAACCGTTCGGCCCAACTAACAAGGTGCTCGCGGGCAAGGTCGCTGTGTTTGTGGCCCATGACAACGCAATGCCGGTCGGGATCGTAGATAGACTCGGCCCCGATCCAGCCAGCCCACGCCTTTGGCGGGTTGGCCTCGGACGTCCAGACCTTGGGCATTCCTGCGGTGCAATGGCAGGGCGCCAAGCACGTTCGCCGGTGCCCTTTCTCGTCCAGCAGTTCGGGGTCTTCGCGGTACGCCCGAAGTGTGTGGGACGACCAGACGGTGACGTAGCCCGAATCTCGGCAGTCCCGACAGCGGGCCCGGTACCCGCCCTCGTCGTCGGGGATAGCTTCGGCGGACGCTTGCGAGTTGCAACGTCCAGACGCGACAAGCCGTTGGACCCGCTCGATTGCTTGGCGAAGGCTGACGGGTTCGGCTTGGCTCTTCCGGTGACCTCGGGGAAATATCGGGCGGGGCGGTCCCGCGTCGGTCTTCGGGGTGCGGGCCTCGATCATCCGAGCGGCGGCCCGTTTGACCGTGACGGCGGTTCGCTCTCGGTCGGCGTCCCAGTGCCCGACGGGTTCGAGGTCGCCGTGAGCCATCGCGTGCGAAACCTTGAGCGCCGCCCGGAACGGGGTCTTGGCGAGCACGTCCCGCCACAGGGCGAGTTGTGCGGCGGTCCCGTCCGGGCCGAGCCGTTCGAGCCACTTGGCGACGCTGGGGAACTTGGCGGCGTAGTCTCGCCACCAATCGGAGAATTCGTTCGGGGTCATGACGTCGCCCCTTCCCCGATGTCGCCATCGTCGAGCATGGGCGAATCGCCGATCTTGGTCGGCTCGTCGCGCAATTCGCGGCGAAGCTCGGCCAGTTCATCGGAGGCCAGACGACACAACACGTCAAGCCTCTCCCAGCTTGGTTCGTCGTTTTCGTTGAGGAAGCAATCAGCGAGAATCACCCGGCACGATTCTTCGTATTCGTCCCGCCGGCCTATGAACTCCTGCTCTGTCTTCAGCGCCTCAGCGAGTTCGCTGACCTTGTCGAATATCGCTTGCTTGTGGTCTTCGACCATTGATTTCAACAGCATTGAATTATCCCTCGGTTTGTAGGCTAGTCGTCTTGGCATTGCGTGCGACCCTCCGCCGCGACCCGCTGGCACATTTCCAACAGGCCCTCGGTGCAAGGCCCGTCGGTGGTTCCGAAGTGCTCGGCAAGGACTTCGCGACTCGCTTGGGCAACCGCCAAGAGTTCGTTCGAGGACGACAGCAACGCGGCCTCGCGGTCAAGGGCTGCCCTGTACTTGGCCGCCAGTTCGTCAACCTTCGGGCCTAGTTCTTCAACCTGTTGTGCCAATTCGTTCAGTTCGTTCATCGTGTCTACTCCGGTGGAAAGGGTGGTGAATCGTCAACGGGCGGGGGCATCGGGATTGAGAACTCTCGGCCGCCCCCATTGGCCGAGTCTTTCTGCGCCGTCGCCATCCAGTTGAACAAGAAGCGAGGCATTCCGCGTTTGGTTTTTCGGCGACTCGGCAGCCCGATCATCCACGCCGAAGCCATTAGCAATTGATGATCGACGTCGATGGACGGGAACGCCAGAACCAGCGACTGATGCTGGTCGTCGTTGACTCGCCATGTCGACCCGTCTTTGAGCGTGAATTCTGGACCGTGAAAGGGTCCGTTGTCTTTCGTCGGCTGCGAAGGCGTAGCCGACGCACTTTCTTTGGTACTTTCTTTTACTCTTCTCTTATCTACTCTTATCTTATCTGGTAACGCTTCCGTAACGGTCGGAGCGTTACGGTTTGCGTTACGGGTGCGTGACGCTTTGGTGCGCCTCGCGCCCTGTGCTCGGACCTTAGCTGTCGAGCCGTTATGTTCTTTGTAGTTCGGTAGATAGACGCTTTCGCCTTCAATGCGAATCCAGTCCGACGGCAGCGCCGAACAGAACCCCTCGACGCCCACTTCGTCGTCAACGTCATCGGGAGAGTACCCGGCGAGCTTGCCTGTTTCGTCGGCGTAATCGTCGGCCAGCGTCCAAAGCGTTACGAGTGCGCCGACAACCGTAACGCGCGTTGCGTTACATTTTCTCGCCGTTGAGCGCACACGACCGTCACGGATTATTGTCTTGCGAAACTTGATCCAACCGGCTGTCATGATGACCTCAACAAAAAACGGCGACGCGTGGTTGGGTGTGGCCTCTGGGAAGAAGCACCCGCGCACGCGCCGCCGTTTGTGTCCGTTCGGTGGGTTCCCAGAGGCCATCGAACACGCCAAATCTACATTATCCGTCGTCAGAAGTCGAGTCGGAACTTGAGTCAATCCGCCGCATGTCGCCGGTTTCCAGGTTGACTTCAAGCGGGCCAGACGAACGGACGACCCCAAGGGCGGGAAATCGGACGTTGTCAAGTGCCCGCTTTTCATCGTAATGGAACGCACAGCACCTCTTGGGCGGGGCTCCCGGCAGCTCGATCAGGACGCTGGCCCGGTTCATGCAATGATCGCCGTGGCGAGTAAAGCCAATCCGGTCGTGCGTTTCGGGGTCGTCGACCTTGCAATCGCATCTCCCGTCTTGGGTCGGCGTCAAGACCGTTAGGCCCGACGAGGGCTCGGGCTTCGGGGCTTTCGGCGGTTTCTTCGTCGCCTTCGATTTCTTCTTTGCCATCGGTTTGCTTTCTAGTCTTCGGGGTTCGCCCGGCCAATTCGGACAATAGGATTCGGGTTCGACAAGCCATTCGCCCAATTCGACCAGACGGGCGCCGAGTTCTGCAAGCAGTTCTGGGCGAAGGTCTAGCGGGGCGACGGGCAGACACTCGGTGACGATAGCCCGACAAGCGACAAGCGTGTCATCGGGGTTGTAGGTCGGAGGTTGTCTGGTCACGAGCTTAGCCCCTTCCTGTCAGCGATTCGGCGACGGGCGGGTCCAGCCTCTTGCACTCGATGGACCAAAGCCAACCTTTTCGATTCGTCGACCGCTCGACGTCAACCGCTGTGATTTCTAGCGTGATCCTCGACGCCCATCGGGGCATGTGCTTCGGCTTCCGCCATCGTCCTAGTGACTTGTTGGCGAACGCCGTATCGTCGCAATTGGCGTATGTAATCCGCTCGCCTTGCGGAATATCGCGTGGACTGACATTGTCGAACTCATTGTGGGTCGCCCACTTTTCGCGGACCCAACGCCGCTCCCCAGGGTGGAAGGGGCACTCGACGCCCGCCTTGATGCCCCGAAAGAGTTGGGCTCTTTGGTCGGCAAAAACTGCCCGGACTTCCCTATCTCGTAGCAGAATCTGCCGCTCTTTAGTTGTAATGGTCATTTACCCAAGCCTTTCGTCTGGGCGATTCGGTCGCGGGCTTCGCTGACCCACCCACTGAGGTCTTCAAACTGGGCGTCGTTCAACGCGTCGTCTTGGCCCGCTGCCGCGATGACGGCGTCCAGGTCTTTCAGGTGCTTGGCCGCCGCGATGCGTTGTTCGTATGCGACCAGCGCCAGTTCCTGGGGTGAGACGGGGCCGGTTACGCTTTCGCCGTCGGGCAACACGGTGGGGACGTGGTCGGGGTCGTCGGGGAAGTCGGCCAGCGGGTCCGGTTTCTCGACCTTGCGATGGGCAGCCGGTTTCGCCGCCTCGCCCTTGACCGCCTCGCCTCCGATCAGGTCGTCCATCGTCGCCGCCTCGCCGCCCGTCTTGGGCTTCGGGGCTTTCGGCGTTTCCGTCTTTTGGTAGTCCGACCAGCGGGCCGACCCGTCGTGAATGGCCGTGTAGATTTCCCGCAGTCGCATCAGGTCTTCCGCCGTGATCTCGACCAGCCGGCAGCCCAGGTAGGCTTCGAGCTGCTCCGACGTCACGCTGATTGTGGCGAACGCGCCGACGATTGCCTTGCGGTGTTGCTCCATGTCGTTGCGGATTCCCTTGGCCTGATTCTTCTTGATTTCGACCACGACATCTTCGACCATGTCGGCGGGCAGAATCTTCAGCAAGCAGTTGCGTTCCGCGATGGCCCCGTGCTTGTTGATTAGCTCCCGCTTCTCCCGTTCGTCGGGCTTGATCCAACCCTTGCTCTTCCGATATATCAGCGTCTTGAACGAGGCGTCTTGCTCAATCTTGGTATTGGTTTCCATGTCCCAGGCATAGCCCCGGACGTGACAAGAATCCTCGGTTTCGCTGACGACCAGGAACCCGTATCGGATGTTGCGCCACGCTCGGGCGAACTCGCGGGCGAGGTTGACGCTTGGCCCGCTGATCGTCGTGCCGCCTCGCGGGTAGGAATAGACCGCCTTTTGCTGGAACGTCGGACGCTGGCACGCCTTGATGATCGTGCCATACGCGACGTCTTCGTCGCGCGGGAACTTCATGGCGACCATGATGGCGCCTTGAATCTCGGACGTCGCCCCGGCACTCGCCCCGGCTGACGCCAGTTCGTTCGAGCCGCCTGGGTCGCCCGCGATCATCCCGCCGTTGGCGATCTGGTTGGCGCTGGGTGTGCCGTGCTGGTTTCGCTTAGTTAGTTGGTTGGTCATTAGTCTCGGTTTCCTTCAGTCGGGATTGAATAGCGTCCAAGGCGTCGGCCAAGGACTCAAACAGAACGTCTTTTTCGTAACTTGCTCGGGCGCGGCAAACGGCCGCCGCCTCGGCAATCGCGTCTAGGTTCATTTCGCCCCCCGCTTGTTGTTGACGAACGGGCAGGTAGACCAGTAGCCGCACCACTTCGGCCCGCACCACCAAGCGCCCTCGGGTGCCGGCCCGAAGATTCCCGCCTTGATGCCCGCCAATACTGCGTTGACTCGATGGACGAGGACAGCGAAATCGTCCGCCCCACGGGTGCTCTGCAACAGCTGGCGCTTGACGCCTCGCTTGCCGCCGACCAGAACTTCCAGCCGGACTTGGTCGATAGGCACGCCGGTCAAGACGCGCGACGCCGCCGAGTAGAACGTGAGCTGGTTCGACAAGTCAACGTCGCCTTGGTTCTTCGACTTGCCCGCCGTCTTGAAGTCGACGACCTGCTCGGGGCATCCGTCGCCGCCCGCGATAAGATCGACATAGCCGAACAGGTCGTGCGTCGAAGACGGCATGACGATCCGCACCGCCTCTTCCACGATAATCGGCTGATAATCCGGGGCGACCTCGTCCGCGTGAACCTTGGCCATTGCCGCCGTCATGTCCTTGGCGTCGGACACGACCAGCGTGGCGCCGCGTGCCGATTCCTCGGGCGTCATCGCGTAGCCCTTCGATTCGACGGCGTGTTCAAACGCCGCCACCGAGGCGTCCACAATGTCGTCCGCTGGCAGGTCCATGTGGCTTTCAATCTTCTGGTCGAAGTTGATCTGGGCGCCACCGTGGACGCCCGTGCCGCGATGGGCCGCGACGCCGGGCGGGATGACCTCGCCCTCGATGTATCGCCGCCGCCATCGCTCCGGGCACATTTGCCAAGTGTTCATCTGGGACGGTGAAAGGTGGGGTTTTGGGTCGGGGGTTTCGTCGGTCATTTGGTCGGTTCTCCTGGGGTTCGTTTGCACAATTCGGACGCATCTTGCCTCGTCCGCAGTTCGGTAATTGCAATGGATGAATGGTGCTTTTCGGCGGGACAATGCTGGTAATCGACGAACGTCACGCACATCGCTTTGCCTTCCTCGATTGCCTCAATGTGGAGTTTTTCCTCGACAACAATCGTGTGCTGACCGAAGGCAGTGCCTGGGCAATTGAACGGCCCATACCATTCTCGCGTGCAGCAATGGAAATCGCCCACCATGTACTCAATCTGATCGTTTCTCGGATCGACACCATCAAATAGCGTGACGGTGTCACGGTTCGTATTAACGAACGCCATGCACCACTCGCCATCGCTGGGCGACTTCGACCAGTACCATCCGTGTTCATCTGGGATTGTTTTTCGCACGTTAGTTCTCCTGTGTCAGTTGGTAAAAGTGAAACCGTCGGTTTCGTAACGTCATTTGCTCGCCCCCGATTTTGTACATGCCTAGTCCTCCGGTTTGCTGGGGGTGTAGACAACGTCGCCGCGAGCGTCGACAACCCGGTAGTTTTGCCATGCGTCGAGGTCGTAGCGGATCGCGCTGGCGACCAACGCTTCCGTCTTGAACGGCGCGTCTGGCCCCGATGGAATGTTCCGTTCGATTGCAGTCCAGACATCGAGGCGTTTTTGCTCGATGGAATACGGGGCCAACGCCAGCCCGCGATACGCGTCATCGTCTTCGACGAGTTCGCCGCGAAGAATCGTCGCCGTCTTGGGCGCCGTGATTGCCACGCGGATCTTGCCGCCGTCTTGCGTGACCTGGACCAGCGTGTCGCCAATCCAGAATCCCGGCTTCTTCGACGTCCGCGAAATGACCAGCGTGCTATACGTCCGTGCGGGGTTGGTCATTTCGCACCCGCCTTTCGCGCCACGTATTCGTCGAACATGTCGGCGATGTCGCGTTCGGTGGTCAATTTAACGTCGCCGCTCCACGGGGCCGAGTCGCACCGAACCGCCTCGATCAAAAGCAGTTCGGCTTGATATGAGAGAATCGCGATGTCCAGGTCGTCCAGGCTGTCGATGTCGGCATCGTCGAACCCGCCGTCTTGCATTTCCTTCCGGGCCCGCCCGATGAACCCGGCGTCGTGGTATTCAACGTCTCTGACGAAGTCGCACAGTTCCTGCGGCGACGTGTAGCCGATGGTCACCCACCCGCTGTCATCGACCGCATTGGGCTTGATGAGCTTGGCCCGCTGGCAGATGTCAATAAATCTGTCGATGGGGCATTCCACGCAGTCGGCGTTGCGGGAGTGTATCCCGGTCCCGCCAAGGCGGGTGGCGTGCGTGTAGTCGTCGCTCGCGTGCCATTTCCGAATGGTGATTGGTTCGTGCATTTCGTTTCTCCGTGTGGAAGGAAAGGAACCCCGCCGCCGTCCTGCTACAAGCCGAACGGCGACGGGAAGCGGGGTCTATCGTCCCGCCTGTTTCGATGTCTTTGCGAATCGCTGGGCCGCCTTCATGATCGCCGCGCGGGTTGGCCCGCTGACGAGGTTGGCGACGGTGTAGCAGTCTTGCTCTAGCCGCTTGGCGACGTCTGGCGGGCACTCTGCCGCGTGGGCGAATCCGACGCCATACGCGACGCGCCCGCGACGAAGCGAGTCGATGACGCGGTAGGTTTCGTTGTCCCAGTCGCTGGGGCGGTGGAGCCAGAGCAGGTCGAACGCTTGGCTGGATATTGATACTTTAACCATCGTCGCTGTTCTCCAGTACGTCTCGCTCGTCGGTGTGCTCGGCCCAGAATTGGTCGATCAGCGGGGCGGCCAGAGGTTGGCCCGCGAAACAACGGCCGTTGCCTTCGTCGTCAAAATAGGTGACCGACTCAAGCCGTTCTTCTGTGATGTCCCAGTGCGCCGGGGTGGGCGGCGTCCACCAGTCGCCGGGGTCGGCTGGCACGGTGTCGACCGCAAACCGGAACGTCATATCGGCCATGATGGTCGATCCGTCGGCGAGCTTGACTTCGGCCTCGTCCCAGTGGACAAGACAGTCGGACGTCCCAAAACCGTCGCGGAAAGGACCAGGGTGTTCGAAGAATTCGCACATGTGTAGCTCCTTGGAAGGGATAGAACCGACTGGGCGGGACGCGTCAACGTCCCGCCGTATCGGGGCCACGCCTCGCCTACGCGACCAACTCGGCTAGGACAAGCGATTCGGCCCGCTTGACGCTCGCGTCGTTCGAGGCGAGCAACGCCCGCGAAAGGTCAGACGGTTCGCCGCGTCGGTTCTTGTCGTGCTGCGTGTAGCCTTGGATGGCGTTGAATGCTTCCCAGGCGCTGACCATGAAGTCGCCGCCAACGTCGGGGCGACCCGTCTTGAGTCGTTCGCGCATGACCCGCCGCATGATCGACTCGGTCCGTCGCCGGTGGCTGTTGACCGTTCGCGGCGGCGCGTCGTCGGCTAGTTCGCCGTAGACCGAAGTCAGGAACGCGTCGAGGCGGACGCGTCGATTTTCGAGATTCGCGACGACGTCCGCCACGTTGTCCCAACTACCTCGCAGCCGTTGGAACGTCTGGATCAAGTCGTCCATTTCATCGCGAAGCCCGGACGTATGACGAATGCTGACGGTTGCGCCGTCGACTTGGCGAAGCATCGCCATGTTGTCGCAGGCGTCTCGCCAGTAGCCGACCGTCGCCGAGAACGCTCGGCCATCGTATCCTGCCCGAATCACGACGCGCGGGAAGATATTATCGGCCGTTCCGAAGACAGACCGGCGGAAATCCTTGGACGGGGCCAGCTCGACGAAGTGCCCGTGGTTGAAATGACATCGGGCTGTCAATTCGCTCCCGAACGCGTCCGCCGACGCTTCGACCAACGCGACGACGTCGTCCGTCGTGTGCGGGACATAGACTTGGCTGACGCTCCGAGGACCGACGGGCTCGCCGTTGCTGTCGAACAGTCCATACCAGGGCGTTGACATCGAATCGGGGCCGCGAAGCGGGAACTTGTCGACGCTGAAATCAAACGCAGATTTGACTTGGTCAACGGCTGTCGTGGGGGTCGTGGTCGTCATCTTAGAAGCTCCTGTGGAAGGTTTGCGGGCGATCAGTCGCCGCCCGACATCAGTAATATCGACGATTTGGCTGCCCATGTAAACCCCTAACCCTAAAAAGTTTCGGATTTAGGGCGATTCTTAGGCGGTTCTAAGAGATTCCCGCGATGATTTGTGCTATGCGGTGTCATCCTGTAAGTAACACCGCGCACGAAAAAGGCCCCGAATCTCTCGAAACGGGGCCTTGATGTTCGACCGCGAAGCCTAGCGACCGCGTCGAAACAGCCGAATTCGCTGGGGTTTGGTTGTCTTCTGAGTTGCCGCCGCCTTCTGGGTTGCCGCCGAGGTTGCCGCCGCCTTCTGGGTTGCCGCCGCCTTCTGGACGGCGGCGGACGATTGGCAAGATTGGCACGCGGCTCGGCGACCGAATAGCCGACCGGCTTGGACAGGGGTCGCGGTCGCGAGGACGGCAAGAATTAGGACAAATCGAAACATGGGGACTATCTCCAAGATCGGACGCGGAACCATTGGCCGTTCGCGGCCTGGGCGGATGCGTCGCCGGTGAGGGTCATCTGGTAACTCGGCGTGCAAGTCGCACAATCAGGCTGAGACGAAGCACCCCAGCCCTCGAAATTGCCGATGTTTCGGCCAACGTGATAATATGCGTAATTTGCCGCCATGTAGGCCGCTTCGGCCTCGCAACGCCCCTGGTCGTCCTGTGCGTCGCCCCAGACGTCAACGACGGAATATACCGCCGACACGCGAGAACGCCGCCAGCGACGCCGTGCGGACGCCTGGGCGGGAATTAGGGCAGCGAAGACCAGACAGGCCAGAATTATCCGTTTCATCGTGTGTCGCTCCGTCGCTTAAAAGCGGCCAAGCGGCCCGGCGTGGCGAAAGGCAAATAACTCCACCCCGGACGCTTGGCCTGATCTATGATGCCGACATTGTCAGCATCTAGCCGACAAGGTCAAGCTCAGCCTGTTTGAGGTACGCGTCCCAAGCCTTGTGGAACGTCTCAACATCTAAATGCTTTAGAGCTGCCCTTTTCGCGCGTCGCGCGACCTCGACGCCTTCCGACGATTTGGCCCGCTTGATCAGCTCGGCGAGCGTGGCGGCCCGTTTGCCGTCCCATACGAAACAGACGTCGCCCCACCGCTTGCGGGCCGTATACGCGATCCCAGTGGCTCGTGTAACCGCTGGTACTCCGGCCATCCACGCTTCGACCAACGACTGATTAAAGCCTTCGTGCGGGGCCGTGCTGACCATCACATCCATCGCCCGCAGAGGGACTGAGACGTCGGCCTGTGATTTGACCAACCGAACCCACGGGCACGCCGCCTTGGCCTGGGCCTTGACCTCTTTCGCATTCCAGCCGCCGCCGATCATCACCGGGACGAAATCGGGGCCGAGCTTCCGGCACGCCTTGGCCGCCGCGATGGGGTCTTTGTCGGGGGCGAATCGGCCCATGTAGCCGACGACGTGCTTGGCGTCTTGGGGAATCCCCAGTTTCCGCCGGGCGGCTTTCTTCGTCATCGAGGTGCGAACGCGGGCAGGATCGACGCCGTTATGGATCACCGTCGCGTCGCCAGTCGGGAATGGCTTGACCGCCAGTTCCGAAACCGCGACGTTGTGCGTCGCGAATGCGGCGACCGCCTCAAGGCTATCTTTTGTCCACTGATCGGCGCCATGACTTACCGAAATTATGGGACCGTGAAAACCCCAACCAGCCTGGATCGTCCGCGCGCCCGAGATGATCAACGTATCGGAATGGTTCGCGAGCAACTCCGACGAACCGGGCCCGACCATTAGGCGTGTTCCGACTTGGGTGATTCGCTGAGTCACTGTCTTGATGCCGCTGATGTTATTATTCTCAACCGCCACGCCCGAGAATTGTCGGTTCGGGTTGCGGATCATCGCTTGGACCCACGTTTCGAGCCCGCCGGGGAAGTCGCACGAACCGAGAACCAAGCCAACGCCGCCAACCTTGAATCGGGGCGGGGTTGGCGGCTTGAGCGTTTGCGAGAAACGTCTGAAGAAGAACTGCGCGTCGGCGTCGCCCTCGCTTGCCAAGAAATGAAGCGCGCACAATTGCGGGCAAACGACCGCCGCAAGCTCGTCAGGTTCGAGGCTACTCCAACCGGGCGGCAGGTCCAGTCGTCGCGACGCACTGCCGTACTTGGCCGCACGCTTAACCCAATCACGAAAGTGCATAGTGGGGGTTTGATCCTCTCACGGATTGACCAGCGATCTTGCGAATATTCAAGAACCCGTTGAGGCATTCGCCGCTCATGTCTTCGTCGAGTTCCGAAATCGACAGATAACTGTCGCCGTCGATGATCAGCGGACCGGACGCGGCGAGCGCTTGGTCGCGCCAAAAGGACGTCCCGTATTCGTTGAAATCGGCATCAGCGCGGGATTGAATCGGGGTCGTCTTGCCGTTCTGGAGGACAACAAACCCCAAGTCCGTCTGACTACTAGCGACTAGGCCATTGGCAGAGCAATAACAATCGACGTGATACAAGCCAGACTGAATACCGACCTTTGTTGTCACCGGCCGAGACGTCAGCAGTTGAGCCCCCGACGGGAACAGGTGATGATCCGAGTATTTGCCGCTGCCGGGGTAGGCTGGCGAAGCGTCCGACCAGATAAAGAACGGCGAGAACCCGCCGACCTCGGCGCCGATCATCTGGATTGTCGCCTCCGCAAACGACCCAGCCGCCGTCGACAGCGTCCAGTTGAACCAGATTACGCCCGACGCTCGGGACCGCCCCTCATGAATCCAGACAACATCGGCATCGTCTGAAATCGTTCGGGCCGTGTTGCCCATCAGCGTGAAAGCGTCACCAGTTCCTAAGTAGAATTGGCCGTCAACAGGCCCGACCCGCTGGCCGTTCTGTCGCGTCGCTCCGGGGGTGGCGCCGAACAACGCCCGACAAGGCATGTCCATTGTCGCCGAACCATAGCCACCCGGCTCGATTGCTAACGGGCCATTGATCAACAGTTGCGCCGGGTCTTGAGCCGTTGCCGCCGACGCGTCTGGCCGCCAAACCTCGAACGCGTCAACGCCGTCGACTGTCTTCTCGGCGACAGAATACTGAGTCGACCCGACCGTATCCGGGTCCGTCTCGGGCACGTAGACACAACCGAACGCTGGCACCCAATACTTTGACTTGTTGCGAACGGGGAGCCAACGCGTTGTATCAGTGGCGGAACGGGTCGGGTCGTTGAACGGCTGGCTTGGCATGATGGCTTATTCCGCAAATGCTCTATCCATGACTTCGGCAACGACCTCGGGGGCTTCCATTCGATGGCGGGCCTCGGTGAGGAGTTCCGCCTTGTTTTCCCGCCAATACCGCTTTCCGTAAATATCCCGAGCAGCTTGGCGCGTCGCCTTCCGCACGACGCGCCAGGGAATCTCACCGCCACTCGCCGCGAGGTTCATCAGGTCGGCCTTATCGTATTTGTCGCGGCACTTCTTCTTGATGTACTCGACGACCAGAGTCACGATAATTGGGGCTAGGATTTCCATTTGGTTCGCTCCGTTGGTACGGTTTATCGTCCTCGGGCTTTCCGCGCCTCGCGTCTCTTGCTTCGCCCCGTCGCCTTCGCGTTCTCGTCAATCACCTTCCGCAGCGATTCCATGAACCGCCGCTCATCGTAACCGCTTCCGAGCATCAAGTCCTCCTGGGCTCGGCTCGCGCGGGTGATCGCGAAGCCTTGGGAGGTCAGCGACCACGTCACCTGACGGATGGCGCCATCAACTGGAATCGGCAGAAAACCCGGATAGGTGAACGTCCCGCCGTTTGTTGCCTGATACTCAAGCGCCGCTTTGGCGAGGTAAACTTTCGATTCTTTGAGCAGTCCTTTGTAGTTGTCGATCAGCTTCCGGGGCTTCGATTGCTTGATATAGATTTCGCGGGCCAGCTCGGGAACGCTGATATAACGCTTCCGTTTGGGGTGCTTGCTCTTTTTCTGCTTCTCCGCGAAAACTTGGCGGAACCAGTTGCTGGCATCCTTCTCGCGTATCGTAATCGCGATTCGCAAATAGAGTTCAGGGTCGACGACCTGCTTGCTAGAGCCTGGGCCGACCCACGGAAGCTCCTCGTACTTTGCGACCATATCGGCAAACTTGACGATGCCGTTTTCCGCGTCAATTTCAAATCCTTTGGAATATATCCCCTCTGGCTGTTTGTCTAAATCCGCGTTCCGCTTTGCCACGTTGGTCGTCGTGTCGTCGTACCCTCGCGCGAACACGCCCCAGACCCAAGGCGGACGCGGTGCGGGGTCGGGTTCCTTCTCGCCCTTCTTCGCCTTCGTCGGCTTGCCCAGTTCAATCTGTGCGTCTTCGAGCGGCAGAATCCGAGGCCGGTTGATCCAGCCAACAGCCGGAACCCAGGACTTGTCCTTGATCCGAAACCAGCGATAAACCGTAGACCTTGCCAGATGGCCGATTTCTTTGTCCGTCGCTGCGTGAAAGTGTGGGAAATCCGCCAACGCCCAACTCTTTCGTCCGACGGGCCGCGAAATCCGGGGCGTATAACTGAGCTTGTTGATTGGTTTGACGCTCCCGTCCTTCTCAAGCCCGACGGGTTCGAGCGGCAGGTCAACTTGCCATCGCACCTTGTCGCCAACTATCACGATTTCGCCGGGCGGGTCTGGCGGGTCGATTGAGATTCCGCCCTCAAGCGAGCCGTGCGACGGCAATTGGCGGCCCATGTTTTTGGGCCAGAGTTCGACTTGGCTATTCGCGCCGAGAACTACCACGAAGTTGAGCGAATCGCACAACGCGGCCAACGCTTCGGCCGGATTGTTGTAGTCCCACTCGACCTCGGGATAGACAGCCGTTGGCATCAGCTTCGCGACGCCTTTTTCTTGCATCGCAGCAAAGCAGAGTTCGGCCAACTCGCGGGCGTTCTTCTGGGTGCCCTCAATGATCCCGCCGCCAGCCTTGCGGGTGTTGTACTGGCCCGAAATCTGGCCCGTCTCTCGCCACATCCAGCGGCGGTCCATTACGCGCAAACGCCACTTGGTCGCGCCCTGAGAGTCTTGGGCAATATCGACCGTGTCGACACGGCACATCGGAAACCGGACTGTCGAGTTGCCGTATCGCCACGTCATCGTGGACGTCAGAAGGTGCGCGCCCGGCGTCGGTGGTATAACCAGGGTCGCCACGCTCGGGCTGATGCCCTGGGTGAGCGTGAAGTCGGCCGACAGAATCTTCGAGATTCTCCCAAACTGGACCGTACCAAATAACGCCATTGGAATCCTCGGGGTTGTCTACGCGTCGCTGACGGCGACGACGATGTCCGTGCCAAGGTCCAGTTCGACTTCGGTCAGCGACGCCTTGAGCGTAATATCGTTAGTCCAAGTCACTGTTCTATGAGAGTCGATCAACGCCGAGCCGCCGTATAGCGTCGTAGTTGTGACGGTTTTGTCTTCCATGCTTCCGTTGAACTCGACACGTCCGCCGTCTTGGACTTCGAGTGTCGTGATAGTGCCCGTCGATTCGTAAAGAACCGCCCCTTCCCATACGTCGAGAAGCGTCACCGCGCCCGTCCCTTCAATTCTCAGCGTGCCGCCCTCTTGGCGAACGGTTCCAGCAGCAGAACGGACCACCAAGTCGCCGCCGAGTTTTAGGACGTTCGTCAGCGTCGAGACGCCAGTGCCAAGCTCGACAATAGCGTCGGTGTCTTGCTCGGTCCTGAATCCGACCATCAGCGTCGCCAGTGCTAGGTCGTCGCCGGGCTCGACAGCGCCACCGACCGATCCGCGATAGACCCGCAGGACATTAGCCGTGTTCGTCCCTTCGAGCAACAACGCGGGCAAGTCCGAATCACTGACGCCCGTGCCGTGGACGTCGACGGTTGACGCGACCGCCTCAAGGTCCAATGCAATCATTGGCGACCCAGCCCCTTCGCCGCGTCCGATGAAGACTTTGGTCGCGCCAAGTTGGATTTGCGTGCCGCGATATTCGTAATAGTCGTCACCGTGGCGGGACAGTCCCGCCTTGCCCGTGTAGCTTGCCGGGAAGTGAACCTCAGCAAACGTCACGCCCGTGAACGCGGCCAAGTCCCATTTGATGTCGACGTCTGTGTTTTCAACGAAGATGATGTCGGCCGCCACAGGGGCCGTGCCGCCCGACCAGTTCTCGGCTTCGCCCCAGTGGTTCGGGCTGATCGCCGCTTGCGTGACTTCGTCCGTCGACGTGTCGATTGTGTATGTTTGCGAACCCGTAACCGTCAGACTTCCGCCGTTTCCGGTTGCCGCGTTTTGATCCGTCGCACCCGCCGAGCCGACCCATTCGACCTGCCAGCGCGGTGTTCCTGCCGTGCTTGTGTCGGTGACGGAAACCTCGCCAACCGCGATATTGCTGAGCGCTTCGAGTGCTCCCGAGAGTATGGACGCGGAAGCGTTGTACGTGATCGCCGACGTTGTTTGGCCGTCCCAAGTCAGCGTGAACGTCCCGCCAGTGGGTGAGCCCGTCAGCTTCACCTCTTGAATTTCGTTAACTGGGTCGGTCGCTGTTTGGGTGGTCGCAACGATGATGCCAGCCCCGGAAAGCGAGGTTGCGGTGCCAGTCATCTCGGGCACATTGCCGCCGGGGTCCGCGAACTCAACGCGCCAAGGCCCCTCGGTCGTGTTTTCGCTTGTCACCGTGACGGCGGTCACGTTGCTAAGCGCTTCGACCGCTGATTCCACGTCACTCGCGAGCGCATCGAACGCGATGGCCGCCGTGGTTTGCCCGTCGAAGGACAGGGTAAAAGTTCCGCCCTCGGGACAACCCGAAAGCGACACGGTTTGAACCTCGTCTGTTGCCGCGACCGCGTCTTGGTTGACTTCGACGTTGATGTTTCCGCCCGTCAAGCTCGCCGCTGATCCCGTCATCAGTTCTAAGTCGGCCTCGCCAGGATCAACGAAGGTGATGGCCCACGCGGAACCGCTCGAACCGCTGGCCGAGACGGTCACATCGGTTACATTGCTCAGGGCCTCGACGGCGGTTGTCACGGCGGACGCGGCGGCGTTGTATGCTATCGCGGCGGTTGTCTGTCCCGCATAGGTCAGCGTAAAGGTTCCGCCGGTTGGCGTAGGCGTTAATCGAACTGTCTGGACTTCGTCGACCGGGTCTGAGCTTCCCTTTGTCGTTTCAGTCACGGTGACCGTAAGGCTTGGGCTTGCCGTATACGTTAACGCTGCGACGTCCTGATTTCCCCAGTCGTTGCGGAACGTGATAACCCAATCTCGCGTTCGATTCGTTCCGCCGGTGTTGGTCGGGTCAGTAACGGTGACGCCGACATTGTTGGCACCAAACACCCGCTCCAAGGCCCGTTTGACAGTTCCGGCCGATGCCCCCGCAATATCAAGCCACCCCGTGTCTTGGCCGTGGTGCTTGAGGATAACCGCATGACCAAAAGAGGAATCGTAGGCAAACGTCACGGTTTGAACTTCGTCGGTTCCTGCGCCTCCCTTGGTCGTTTCCTCGACATCGACCGACGAGACGCCCGTCAAGGCTATTCCACTCCCCGTCAGTTCCGCCACGTTGGTCGCGGCAAGGGTGCCGGTGAACTCGACCAGATACGGCCCGCCATCGTCGCCCGTAACTGAGACGTCGCCGCCCGCGATATTCGACAGGGCGGCAAGCGCCAACTCGACAGCCGCCGCCGTCGCGTTGTATGCGAGCGATGATGTGGTTTGGCCGACATAGGTTAGGGTGAACGTCCCGCCGGTTGGGCTCGGCAAGCTGACTTCTTGAATTTCGTTCGTCCCGTCGTCGCCTTGCAGGTTGGTCTTCACTACGACGGCATAGCCCGACGTCGCTTTCGTCACGCTCGAACCGTCGCCCGTGATCAGTGGCACGTCGACATTGGCGTAGGTCTGCAAGAACTCCACGGTCCACGGTCCGCCAGCCGATCCAGTGACCGAAACGTCGCCCGCGTCGATGTTACTCAACGCTTCCAGCGCGGTGTCGACCGTCGAGGCGGACGCGTTGTAGGCAATTGTTCCGGTGGTCTGACCGTCAAACGTCAGGGTAAAAGTTCCACCCGTCGCCGTGCCGCAAATCTCGACCTGTTGCTTCTCGTTGTCGCCCGCGTCGCCGTCTTGTAACGTCGTGATCGTGACGCCCGCCGAGCCGTCCTTGTTCGTCGTCGAGGCGGTCACGGTGAATGGCGTGCCATCCGTCTTGCCGGTCAAGAGAATAGCTGTAGCGGGTTTGCTCGTCCCGTTGCCATAATGGAGCGACGCCGACACCTCCGCGAACTCCGCGATGGTGTTGTCGTACTGACCGACCGCCGTGACAATCAGCGGCAGAAGCTCGGCCAACAAGTCCTCTTGAGTCCCGCCGACCAGTGCTTCGGCGACGTCCGACTCGACCGTCACATCCTTGAGGTTGATCGTTAGCGTGAACTTATCGCCCGACTCAATGTTTGCCGGAGTCGCCAGCGTCTTCTGGACTTGCGGTTGGGCGTCGCCACGAAATATCTTGATAGCCATCTGGTTTTATGCTCCCCACGCGTGCGGGTTTCCAAAGAACGGGAACGGCGAGAGGAACTCATATTTCCACTGGACGCCGTAGTGTTTGAATATCAAGTTCGACCCACTGCCGAATCGCTGAGGCGCCGTCTTATTGATGCTCGGTTTCTTCCGAAGCGACGAAGGCCAAAGCGGGGCTGGGACGGTCGGGTAACTGTAGACCCCGACCGCTTGGCCTTGCTGGGTCGCGATAAAGGTCGTGCTTTGCTTTAGTCGCTGAATAACGGGCCGCCCGATGTTGGGCTCTAGTGAACCGAACTCAGGCCCGCCGCCTTCGAAGGCTAACGACTCCTCGAAGCGATCCAAGGCAGTCTTCGGATTGGCAACCGGGATAGTGGCCGACAGCGAGAAACTGTAGACCAGATAGTTTGCATACGCGCCGTTGGCATTGCTTGGAAAGCTCGGCGTTGTGTCGATGAGGATGCCGCCGTCTGTGTCCTTCGATGCGAGCGAATGTTGGCTATTGAGAAGTCCGCCGCCCGCGTCAATGACGACCCGCCAGTCGCGGCCCGGTAACGAATAGGCCGCGACCAACAATTTGACCTTGTCGTCAATTGAACGCGACCCGTCGCCGAGCAACATGCCCGTTGCGTCGAGGGTCCAACGCTCTTCTTTGGGCGTCTGGGCGTCCGAATAGACACCCTCGCGACGTATCGAATACTCGACCTCGCCGACCTCGTGCTTGTAGTCGCCATACTGGCAATACATGGTCATGACTTATTTGTCCAATGCGATAGTTGCGGCGGCCTCTTTGACGCCGGGCACGTTCATCGCGTCTTCGTTTGCGTCGGGTCCAGTCGATTCGCACCGAATCTTGCCGCTCGGTTGTCCGTCCATTGTCTAGCCTCTGCGGTTCGGGAATTGGGCGCGTTGCTGGTCGGCGTGCTGTTGCGCCCGCCGGTCAAGGTCTTCGAGTCGTCGGTCAAACTCCAATTGTATCTTCCGTTCTAGCAATGCTTCGCGTTCTTTGAGTCTCGCGGCGACAATTTCGGCGACCTGCTTGGCGATTCGGTCTTCGTCGCGTTCGAGGTTGACTTGGATTTCGCGCTGGTCCCGGATTGCTACATCGAGTTTGCGTTCCTCCCGCTCCATTCCCGCGATGCGACGACGGCCCGCGCCTTCCATTTCGGCGAAGCCCGCACGCTCGGCCGCCCGGATGTCGCCAGCCCTCGCCGCTTGTTCGGTTTCTTGCGTGCCGACTCCCGCAAGCGTCCGCCGCTCTTCGCGGGTCAGAGAACCGATACCGCCCGCCTTTTGCTTCCTGAAAACTCTCAGCGTCTCTTGCTGCTCTTCCGCCGACAGTTGGCCGAACCGTTCCTTGGCCGAAAGGAGGCGATCTTTCTCCGCTTTTAGTCGGTCGCGGACGATGTCGCGTTCCGACTTGGCCGCGTTTATTGCCTTGGTCGCCGCGTCCCTTTTGACCTGCGACGCTTCTTTTTCGAGCGAAAGCCTGTCACTTGCCAACGTGGTCATTCGCTGATTGAGCGATAGAAGACGCTCGACGGCTTGTTGTTGGCGTTTTGGGTCGGTGGTCGTGGCGAGTTCTTCGCGTTCCGCACCTATGGCCGCGCCACCAAGTTGGGCTTCTCGGTGCAATAGCTTCCGACGCTCTCCAGGGGTTCTGGCCTTTTCCCTCGCCCCCGCAGCCGCACCGAACTGGGCGTCGGATCGGGAACGCTCGGCGGCTCGACCGGCTTCAGCGGTTTCTCGCTGCTTGAACTCCTCGACATCGCGACGGGATCGCCTCGCCTCGGCTTGCTCTTTCTCTATCTCGGCGATTTCGGCTTGAGCGGCACCCGCCCGAAACCTGCCGATATAGCCCGACTCACCCATCGCGGCACGTTCCCGAAGTTCTGGCGTTATAACACGGTGACCGACTGGCCCGGTCTTGCCCGCGTTTCCCAATGCACGCTCGGCCGCGCTAACCAAATTGAACTCGGTCTGTATAATCTTGTTTGACAGAGAGTTCACATTATTTGCCGCGCCGGTCATCTGCTCGACCACGACCCACGTTGCCGCCCCGAGTGCCGTGATTGCTGCCGTCGCCGCGAGTTGCACCCCGCCGCCGCCAACCGCTCCGCCAGCGCCAACCCTCGCAGCCGCCGACGCCTTGGCCGCCGCTGCCGACGTTCCGCGTGCGGCTGCGAGTTTTCCTTCGGCGACAGTCTCGGCGTTGACTTGAGCGATACTGGCCGCCCGTGCGGTCGATTCTACGGCCGATGCGGCTTGAACCGCCGACCGATACGCCAGGACGGCTTCGCGGATGTTCTTGTAGGACTCGGTCGCACCGACCGCCAAGTCCATCACAGCCTTGACCTTGATCAGCGAGCGCACCAGCTTCTCAGTGTTCTTTTCGCCCATCAGGCCGAGCATGACGAAGCCGCCCGTCAACTGCGAAATCGAACCAGCCGACGCGGCAAAGCCAGAATGAAGGCGGCCACGCGCCCCCTCCAGCTTATCCATTGCCCGTTCGCTGTCGGCGGTCATCTTCTCAAGATGGCGCTTTGCGTCGACCCGTTCCTTCGCCCTCCGACGGGCGGCAGTCTTCTCGGCCGCCGCTTGCGACTGCTCTTTCTTCTTCTGGTGTGCGTCAAACGCTTTGAGCTGATCGTCGTAGCCCTTTTTGACGGTCTTGACTTCCGCGTCCGTCTTCTTGCGCGAACTCTTGAGCAGCGATTCGTGGGACTTCTTGACCTTATCCTCGAAGTCCTTGGACTTGGCCGCATTGTCCTTCGACGGCTCGACCTTCAGGGTCCATATAATATGCCGTTCGTTAGCCACGGTTTATCTTGCTTTCTATCGCTCGCGACACCGCGTTGGCGGCTCGCTTGCTTTCGTGCTGGCGGAACGTCGTATCAATAACGGCGAAGTTTGAACGGACAATCGGGTCAGAAGCGATATAGTCAGGAAGCCCGGCCCCCTTCATGGCGCGATGCTGCAAATACAACCGGACGGTTGCCCAGTTCTTCCGGCTTAGTTCGTATTGTTTCGCCTTCGCGGGCGATTCTTTCGGGCACTCGTGGCAAGGTGTGGGCTGACCTTTCGCGCGACGCTGACGGACGCCTCGACGCTCTGCAAACGTCCCGGTTTTCGGGTCGAAGATAAAGGCTTTGCATGTCTTGCAGTCCGTGTTCGCGACCTGCGGATGCTCAAGCAGCAACCGAAGGCCGCTGATTAGTTTTTTTCGTCGGCGTCCGTCGTGCTAACGGGCTCGCCACCTGCTTCGGCGATTATCGCGTCCGCATAATTCTTGCCCTCTTTGTCGGTCGCGCCGGGTCGAAGGTCTGTCGCTTGTTGGCCGGATATTATCATGTAGAGCCGATTAAAGGGGACATAGCCCAGGCGTCGCACGTTCTCGAACGTGATGGGAACGGCGGTCCCTTTGTCGTCGACCTCCGACCAATCGACCAAATGACGCTGAACTTGAGCGACAAACAAATGGACTGTTTTTTTGGAATCCGTCCGCCGGTTGACTTCCGCGTCCGTCGCCTCGACGTCCTCGGGAAGCATCGGCCGGTAGCGGAATGACAATTCGTCGTGGAGCCCTTCCGCCGCCTCAATGTAGCCCTCAGTCGTGTAGCCGTCGTTGATGATGTTTCTCGACATGTGGTTCGCCTTCTGGTTCGCTGGATTGGTTCGCTCGTCGTGTCGCCGGGGTTGCCTCGGACTCACGACGCGAACCGAACGCGAGCAAGACAGCCCCGGCTGTGTCATGCGGTCTAGGTTTTCGTGACCTTGCACTCGCTGTTGGTGCCGTTGTCGAAGCAGTTTACCGTGATCGGCAGGTCTATTTCGCTCTTGCCGTCGACCGTGGCGCCATCTTTAGGGATCTTGCAATTCCCGAAATCGACGGTGTACGTCGTCGACCCGTCGTTGATGACCAGCGAGCCAGCCGCGCCCGCTATTGCCGCGTCGTACAGATCGGAATTGTCCGATGTGAACGGCGTGCCGACTGTCAGCGTGACCTCGCGATCCTGGGCCGGAATCTCGGAACGGGTCGTCGAGTTGTTGTATCGGTCGGCGTCCAGCATGTTGTCGATCACTAACTGGAACGACTTGAACTTTCGAGCAGTCGACAATAGAGTCAGCGTGCAGTCGCCCATGATGAACATGTTGTCGGTCACGAATGTCATGGCGGGGAACGTGCCCGCGTTCGCTTCCGATTCGCTTTCCGCCTCAAGGTCTAGCGACAGCTCAATCGGCTGACCGGCCGTCCCGCTGAATGTCGCTCGGGACACCCTTATGGCTGTATACGTGTAGACCTTCGTGACCTTGTCGACGCTCATGACGAACTCGCCGAGCGTGTCGGCAACGTCAGTTACTCCCGCCGCCGTGGCCCCGCCGAGAATATAGGGCAAGAAAAAGTCAATCTCACTGGCGGTCGGATGCAAGAGCATCGGGCCTGATACGGCCTCTTGCGTTGCCCGGACGCGATAACTCAACCGGCTTCGAGTGCCGCGAAGTCCGGGGCTGTGAACGTGCGTTTCGGTCGATTTAAGACCACACGACAACACCTCAATCCCGGTGCTTGAAACGTCAATCGGGGCGACGGTGTCAACGCCAACCTGTGCGGCATAGCCTTGGGCGGGAACGTCTGTCATCTGGAAGGCTCCTGGTTAGGTTGCTTGCGTTGGTCTTGTTTTTCGGTGCCAAGCGCGGACCACAAACGCCGTTGCGTCATAACCCGCGTTGAAGGCGACCGGCTCAATGATTGGTTGGATTTCGATGTCGCATTTGTGGTAGTCGGCCAGTCCTCCAACCCGCTGATTGAGAAACTCGCCGATAGCTCTTTCGCGAAGATAGTGCAGTCTGTCGTGGCCTGATTCTAAATCTCGGTTCGTAGCGTTTGTCAATACCGTCAGCACGCCAAGGCCCCAGTCATCGCGGCCCGCCTCGATGTTTTCGAGTTTCTCCGGCACCGGAACCATGAAGCAGCCGGGGTTGTCGACTCCGTCCGTCCAAGGAAACTTGCGGACGTAAAAGTTGGCGTCTGGAATCGTGAACACGGCCGAACTGGACGCGCCGAAGCTCGACAGGTAAATCGCAGAAACCCGCTCGGCGAGGGTGACCCAGTTTGAAGATGCCACTAGGCTCGCTCCGTATCCCAAAGTAACCAGCTTGTAGATGTCCGAGAACGTACCGAAGCCGAGCGATACGAGCGGTGATATAGCCACTTATGTCGCCCTCGTTATCGAGGTCGGCGTCGTGGCGTCATCGAGTGTATACGTCGCCGCCGTTGTCGATCCGTCGCGTTTCTTCACTGTTTTCGTCATGTCTGCGATAGCGAACTCGCTCACGCTTTGGCAAATCTCGTACAGAGCCTGCGCGACAGTGAACGTCGCCCCGTCAGCGGCATAAGCCTCCGTCATGGCCGTCGTGAGTACACCATTTGAAATCTGCGACACCGGATGAACGTGAGTTGACAGGATGACAAACTCATCATTATCGGCGGGGGCGGACGTTAGCGCCTCGTCCAGCGTAATCGTTCCGTTTGCGTTGGCGAAATCTGCGATAGGCTTAGCCTGTCCAGCAAGCGATCCTGAAGTGAACACCAGAACGCAAT